TCAATTTTCGGACGTGCTGATGGCCTCAAACACTGCGTTTGCCTGCTCATCCCACGGCAAGGCTGCAATTTCGATCAGGTTCAATAATGTCACTGCGGGCACGTCGCGCTTGTAAACAATGCGTCGGAGAACATCGGGCGCGAGATAGGCCAGCCGCATTCGTCGGCTGACTTGCCGCTCGGAAAGTTTAACGGCAATTGCGAGATCGCGCACGGTTCCGAACTCACCGGCCTCCATTCGCCGCCGCCAGGCCCACGCGCGGCCGATGGCTCTTAGGATATGCGGGTCCTGTGTCTGATCCTCGCTCGGCAGGTAATCGGCGGGCGGCAGAATTTTTGGCCGCCCATTTTTCTTGCGAAGTTTGAGGGGTACAAAGATCTGGATGGTGTCGGACACGCCCATTATTCTGCGGCCTCAAGCCTGCGTGGCACCATCAGGTCCCGCATCACACCGGCGATGCCATCGGTGCGCATATCGATAACCAATCCCTCAGCAGTCACGGTCACGCGCCGGACTAGTAGCTGAATGATACGGGCTTGCTCTGCCGGAAACAGCTGGTCCCAAAGCTGCGGAAACTGCTGCAAGGCTGCAATGGCATCTGCCTCCGGAATGTCATCCCTGTCCAATTTGGCAATGACCTGTGCCGTGGTTTCTGGTGTGCGCAGAACGCGGCGGATCTCGGTAATGACAGCACCCTCGGCTATATCCGCTGGCAGGCGTCGGGGGATGCCGTCGTCGGGCGTCTCGCGGTTCTTCAGAAGATCCATCGACACGTAATACCGATACCGGCGCGCGCCCTTTTTCGTGCTGGAGGGCGTCATTGCTGCACCAGTGGCTGTGAAGATTAAGCCCTTCAACAGTGCAGGGGTTTGGCTCCGGCTGTTGTTGGCCCGCTTGCGTGGGCTTTCGCCGAAGATGTCATGCACCTGATCCCAAAGCCGCTCATCGATAATTGCGGTATGCTCGCCTGGATAGGCTTTGCCCTTGTGGACAGCCAGGCCGCGGTAGACGCGGTTGTTGAGCAGTCGGTAAAGATAGCCCTTGTCAATCAACTTGCCCCGTTTGTTGAGGGTTCCTTCGCTGCGCAGTTCTCGCGCCAAAATAGTTGCCGAGCCAACCTCAACAAAGCGAGTGAAGATTTCACCAACCTTGGCGGCTTCCTCGGTGTTGACCACCAGTTTACGGTCGCGCACGTCATATCCGAGGGGTACGTTGCCGCCCATCCACATCCCCTTCATGCGGGACGCTTTCACTTTGTCGCGGATGCGCTCGGCTGTCACTTCGCGCTCGAACTGGGCGAAGCTAAGCAGGATGTTCAGGGTCAGCCGCCCCATCGATGTTGTCGTGTTGAACGATTGGGTCACCGACACGAAGGTAACGCCGTTTCGGTCAAAGACCTCGACCAGCTTGGAAAAGTCCATCAGAGCGCGCGACAACCGGTCGATTTTGTAGACCACCACCACGTCGACCAGCCCATCCTCGATATCGGCCAGCAGCTGCTTCAGGGCAGGGCGCTCCAATGTGCCGCCCGATATCCCGCCATCATCATACTGGTCACGCACCAGCGCCCAGCCTTCCGACTTCTGGCTGGCGATATAGGCATCGCAGGCTTCCCGCTGCGCATGGAGCGAGTTGAACTCCTGCTCGAGCCCTTCCTCGCTGGATTTGCGCGTGTAGATGGCGCAGCGCAGACGGCGGGCGGGTTTTGTGGACACATCCTTCATGCCTCACCCCGCTTGCGTTCGCGCAATCCAAAAAAGCGGTATCCGTTCCAACGCGTGCCGGTGATGGCGCGCGCCACTGCTGAAAGTGACTTGTAGCGGCGGCCGTCCCATTCGAAGCCTTCCTTCAGAACGGTGACGGTGTGGGCGATACCATCCCATTCGCGGATCAACTTCGTGCCAACCACTGGATTGCGGGGATCCGCAATCTGGGCCTTGCGCGTGAGCGACCCCTCGACCTCGTCAGCGAGCAGATCGAGCAAGCGCCGCGTCTGCTTGTCAGGGCCCCCGTAGGTCAGCTCTTGAATGCGGTAAGCTAAGCGGCCTTCCAGAAAGCCGCGGCTGTTGTTTGGGGCGGGCGCGTCAAATAGCGCCTGCCATTCTGCTTTCAGGTCATTGACCGACATTGCCTTCAGCGCAGCCAGGCGGGCCAGGATGGGTTCGTGTGGTGTCATGCGGATCTCCTCTGAGTTGGACCCGCAGTACCGCTCTGTTCTGGCCGGAAGTGTAGCGAACTATCTCTACTTTCGGCGAACGTGTCGTCGTGATCGCGCTGCACCAGGCGCACCACAGCTGTCGCGAGCAGACCGTTCAGCTCAGTGCGGCGTTCATGCGCCGTCATGCGGTCGGGGTGACGGGAGTTGCAATGGTTCATGTTTTTTCTCGTGGCTCTGCTTTTTGATGTTCCCTCACAATGATTTTCTGCAAGCGCGCAGCGATGGCATCGCGGTCTTTCGCTTGCCAACGTCGCCGGTAGAGGTCGCGCTCGAGGATGTCTTCAGCGTCCTGCTCAAGGCGCTTTTCAAGTCGCGCATTTGTTTTGGGGATCATTGCTGGATTTCCTTATCTGCCTTTGGCGCGATCTGGTGCTGCAGACCACCATCCTCGGAAAGTGTGATTGTGATCAGGTCGCTGGGCAGCTGTCGCCAGAGCGAGACGGTTGCCACAGCCTCCTCGTTGCCCGAGCGTTCTGCGGTATTGCACCATTCCAGCACGTGGCCGATTGTGTCGGGCAGATCATCCGGTGCGCGCGCGTTGATTTTTCCGATGACATTGGCAATTTCATCCTCGTGCCAATCAATACCGATTTCACGGCACCAGCTTACGATGTCATTCCACGAATCAGGGGCATCGCGACGCAAGCTTTTGTTCATGTTTTCTCTCCTTGAAGCGTGATTAGGCCGGCCACGTGACGGCATCTTCTTTGCCGCGCAGCATGTGGCTGGCGACCAAAATCTTCTCGATCTCCGGCCAGTGGTCGCTGGCCTCTATCCACGGGACGAGGTGGTCACGGACATAGGTCATCGCGTCGTCCATGAAGGCGGAGAATTCATCCCCGTCCATCGAGACGAAGCTGATCGACACCGGTCGCGCGACGATCGCGATCGCGCCCTCCGGGATGTTGTGCCTGGCCCGCTCCGATCGCGTCATATTGCGGTTCCGGGTGCGTCCGGTTGCCACCAGAAGGTCGTCTTTGATGTTCTCCGCGGTCCATTCGGCGCTTGTCGGTCCATCGTTCAGGGCCTTGGCCACGTAGGTCAAAAAGGCCCAGAACAGGCGGTGCTGCTTGCCGTTGCGCGGCCGCGTGGGTTCGATCTTGTAGAGCGCGCCAAACTTGAGCTTCTCGATCGCCAGCTGACCCGCTTTTGAGGATGGGACCAGCATATGGTCAAACCGGTGCACAAAAAATGCATAAGCCATCACACCAACCCCACTTTTGTCGCAAGCCACTCCGGCAAGGCGACCGTTTTGACACCAGGGTTGTTGGTCGCACTCACCTCGACCAGGGCGAGGGGCAGCCAGACTGCCGCGTCGCTGTCGCCGGTGTGAACCAGCACTGCGCGCTCCGTGAGCGCGACAATCTCCACGTCGATGTAAACGATTGCGCCACTCATATCCGCCACTCCGGAGCGAACGGAATTTCGTTATCGATGTCGCTGCCGCTGCTGGGTCGACCACCCGAACCGTAGCCCGAGCCACCACCAGAGCCGCCGCCATAGTCACTGCCCGAGCCGCCCCCGTTGCCATCCCTGCGCCCGTCCAGCAGCGTCAGAGTACCGTTGTATGGTCGCAGGACGACCTCGGTCGTGTATCGGTCCTGCCCGGACTGGTCCTGCCACTTGCGGGTCTCCAGCTGGCCCTCGACATAGACCTTTGAGCCCTTCCGGAGATACTTCTCGGCGATCCCGACCAGCCCTTCGGCGTGGATCGCAATCGAGTGCCACTCGACCCGCTCTTTGCGCTCGCCAGTGCTGCGGTCTTTCCAAGTCTCGGACGTGGCAATGCGCAGGTTGCAGACCTTGCCGCCGTTGGAGAAGCTCCGGACCTCCGGGTCGCGCCCCAAATTTGCGATGAGGATTACCTTGTTCACGCTGCCTGCCATCAGGTCTTCTCCTTTGGTGCTTTGGGCATCCGCAGCACCTCGATTGCGCGCGACCTGTGGCGGAGGCGGCGGATGAAGCCACGCTCCTCAAGCGCCTCGAGCAGGCGATGGATATTGGACTTGCTGGCGACATTCAGGGCGTCCGCCATCTCCTCGAATGAGGGGGCGTATCCGTGTTCTTCGGTGTATTTTGCGAGGAACACCCAGCAGTCGTTCTGGCGCGGCGTCAGCATCGTTCCGCCTCCCGGTCCGGATGGCCCAGCAAGCCGCCGTCTCTGATCCATCCGGTCAGGTGCTCCCGGCTGCCGAAGCATCCACCGGGGGCATAGTTGTGCAGGAACATCGCGTATCCGAACAGGCCCGCGCGGTTTGGGTCGTCTGCCCGACGGCATGCCTCGAAATAGTCGCCCACAATGATCGCCTGCGTGAACGATCCGGGCCGCACGCCCAAAAGGACGTATCGCACCATGCCCGCGTGCATGTGGCGTGGGAGCCATCGGTCCAGCGCTGTGCCCCATTCCGAGCGGGTGATCCGGTCGTAGGTGCCCGCTGGGTCAGTCTCGATGTCCAAGGCGATCTGGCGGCGGTCGATCTCTTGCGTCTGTGCCGTCATTCTCCACCCCTCCCGACATTGGCCGCAGCGGTGTTGATGTCAGCCTGTGCCTGCTCCGAGAGCGTCGCGATCTGGTCCTGCCAAAGCGACATGACGGCGTCGGCGGCGTCTGCGCTGTCGGCTTCCGCCAGATCGGACATGATCCGCGCAATTAAGCCCGCCGATGCTTCCTCGGCCATGTCGCGCTCTGCCGTCTCGGGGGCCGGCTTCTTTTCAGCCGCTGCTGGTTTGGCCTGCTTTTGGGCCGGCTTGGGCTCTTCCTCGCCCTTCGCATCGTCCGCCTTCTGATCCCCGCCCTGATCCGCGTCCAACTCAGTGGCCTCACCATCGATCGTCCGGTTGTCCTCGTCGTCCGGGGTTGCGTCGAGCTGGTCAGCCGGGTTTATCGCGAAGGCCGCGAAGTCCGCCTTGCCGCCGTCGACCGTCAGCGCATCGCGGAATTCCACCGACAGCGGCAGGTATTTGGCCAGCGCCCGGATGGCAGTCTTTTTCGCCATCTCGTCCTCATGGCTTTTCCACGGGTTGCGATCCGTCGTGCCAAACTTCATCGCTGTTTGCCAGCCCTGCGAGCCGTCCCGGATCTTCATCACCTTGGCCCAAGGCAGGACCACGTAGGCGTGCCCCCCGTCGCGGAATTTGGCGATGGCGTAGGCATGGCGCTTGTCGCCCTCCTGCGCCCCGGGGATATGGCGCAGCCGGGCTTCGGTGCCTTCCTCGTATTCCCAGACCTCGTCGTCAGAATAGTGGATGTTGGCGGAGATCGACGTGATGTGCCCGGACCGGCGCGCAAGATCGATCAGGCCCTTATAGCCGACGACCAGCTGGACCTCGGTGATCTTTTTACGGTTGTTCCTGAACGGGATCAGATAGGCGTGGCCCATGATCGTGTTCGGCTCCAACCCCAGCCCGGCACAGGTCATCAACCCACCCAGCAGGCTCATGGGGTCGCATTCGCCCAGCTTCGGCGTGGTCCGGATCGCGTTCGCCATCAGCCGCATCATGCGCTCGGGCTTCATGTGGGCCGCCGCGACTTGCTGCAGCTGGGTCTTGGCGGCGTCGTTCCAAAGCAGCTCCTTGACGTTGGTCACCTGCGTCAGCGGCTTGGTTTTGATCTTCTCGATAGCGGTGCTCACAGCTTTTGCTCCTCAATGATGTCGATGCCAGGGATGGTGATCTTTGCGCCCTTGGCCGCGCGAATGTCGGCATTGGCGAGGCGTGTGATGCACTCGGCCAGATCGGCGTGGCCGCGGTAGTGCAGCATCGCCTGATTGATGTTTGTGATCTGGGCGGAGCGGTGGGTGCGCAGGCCGGTCCGATTGGATCCGGTGCCAGTGGCGGAGCTGACTTTGGCTCGGGCTGGGGCCGCCGCCGCCTTGGCTGCCTCAGCGGCCTCCTTGGCCTTCTCCTCCGCCTCGAGGATCGCTGCGGCATTGCGGTTGCGCTCGGCGATCATGCGCTCGCGCTCGGCCTCCTCGGCGGCCTTGCGCGCGGCTTCCTGCTCGGCGCGGCGTCGTTCGTCCGTGATCCGCTGTTGTTCCTTAAGGTAGGTTTCGAGCGGGGCCTTCGCGATCTTGCCAGCCTTTTCGATGATGTCCTTCACGCGGTTGAAGACCGTGTCTACATCGCGCCCAGCATCAAGAAACGGCTGCTTTTCGACCTTACGGCGATCCTCGATCTCCTTGAGCTTTGCCCGCGCAGTATCGAGGAAGTCCTTCAGCTCGCCCGCCTTGGTGTCACTCGCGATCTTGACGCCTGCCCACTCGCTGGCCGCGTCCGCGATCTCGGTCGCCTCTTTGACAAATGCGTCGACCACATCTGCGTCGAACATCGGCCCCTTGTTGTGGCCCACTGCAGCAGGGATAAAATCGTCCATATTCACAGCCCCCCTTCGGACAGAACGGCAACGATCGGCTTGCAGGCGAATGGCGGCTTCGGGACATCGACCGCTACGACGCTGACGGTTTTGGTTCCGTCCTTGCTGTCGACCTTCACCATGTCCCCGGGGTGGAGCGGCTGCGCGCCATCGTAGATGTATGTGTAGGTGCGGCTGTCCCGCGGTTGGAATTTGACAGATACAAACATTCAGTTCCCTTTCATGGTCTGATTTGACCCGCGCGCAGCCGGATCGGTGCATGGGTCGCCGCCATCTCGGGATGGCGACGCTGTAGGTCTTGGAGGTCGAGGTATTCGGCGCGGCTGATCGGGTTCTTGCAGATCGACAGCCATGCCCGGGCGGGATCGCGGCGATCGCCGTTCACCTCGCAGACAAGGCGCTCGTCGCTGGCCAGCTCGCCGTTCTCATCCACCTCGCGCTGGATGGAGATAGACGCTGGGACGAAGGGACCGCCCTTGACCAGCCTGGTGCGATACCACCCGCAGTGCGGATTTCCTTCATGGACCGGTGGTGCGTGCCCGGCCAGCGCGGCGCGATGCCAGGCATAAAGTTGAGAAATGGATGTTGGCTGCCGGATCATGGCTGAACTTTCCTAATTACAGATCAGTTCAGGCCAAAGCCGTGACCGGCCAGCAGAAGAATGTAACCTGTTGCAAAGAGAGAAGCCGCACCGATCAGGTCGCCAGCAATGTCGCCGACAGCACGCCAGTTGACGCACCATTGGGATATGCCAGCGCTTTTGGATTTAGAAATGATCGGGAACATGTGATCCTCCATTGTACTGGGAGGAAGTTCGCAAAAAGCGGACACTGTGTCAATCGCAAAAAGCGCACACTTGCGCACGGCCTTGCGAACGCAGTGCCGTGCACATGCAATCTATAGGCTGATTTGCTGGGATCTTGAGAGGCTGGGGCTGTGCTAAATTTTACCTGCGGCCCAGATGACGCGACCAACAACTTCGATGTCGGCAAGTGACCGCTCGACTGATGGGTACATTTTGCGATTATCAGAAATTATCGTTACCCAACCGGCTTGTGAGGCGCGCCCTATACGTTTGACCAAGAGCGCCTCGCCATTGTCGCGAATAACAAAAATACCGTCAAAGCTCAGGTCACCCTTGGAGACATCGACCATGACAACGTCGTCATCATTGAGTGTCGGGTTCATACTGTCGCCTTTGACAGTAATGATACGTAGGTTTTTAGGTGAAGCCGTTGTAAGCCTTGATAAATATCCTGGTGGAAAAGCGAGCCTTGCAACTACGTCTTCGCCATAAACCACTGCGCCGTCGCCTGCTGATGCGCTGATGTCAAGGATCGCAACAAGGTCGTTGGTTACCTCTTGCTGATCTTCTCGGCGATCAACACCGGCAAGCTCTAAGATCTCAGAGCGCACGATGCCATAGTTGGTCAGTGCGTCTGCAAAGGCTTCTGCTTCCTTGAGGGGAAGAAACTCGTCTTTGAACCGGTCGGGGCTTTCATAGTGGTTATATCCCGAGGTCGATTTGCCAACCAGTTTCGCCATGGCGCGTATCGAGAGCCCTGATCGCTCACGAATTGCCTTAAGTCTTTGCGCTGTCGTTATTTTTTGTTCCATCTGACCACTATCGCAATTTCAACCCATAAAGTCCGCACGCGTTTTGCGAATGTGCACCTTGACAAAACGTTCGCAAACAGCGGACAAGTGTACGCATGACCTACGTTCAAAACATCATCAAACAATTCGGGGGCCTACGCGCCATGTCCCGAGCTGTCCGCATACCGGCATCAACCATTTCGGGATGGGCCTCTCGTGGCTCCATTCCGGACACACGAAAAGCCCATGTCCTTGTGTGCGCTTTATCTGCTGGCATCAACCTTGAGCCAGCAGATTTCTTTCCACTTTCTGCTCAAGATCAAGCCTCTGGAAAGACGTCACAATGATCGGGCGTGCGCTGTCAACACATCCCTAAATTTGCGTCGAAGTGAAGTCTTTAAATGAAAACACCGTGCGTCCGTGAGCGGCTCTGCTGCCACTGAAACCCAACTTTCGCCCAATCCGGAATAAGGACCAATGGAATGACCTATCCTCAAAACGACAAGATTTTCCGCATTTCGCTGGAGCAGTTGCTGGCGGATATCAACGACGCCAGTGATACGGCGCAGACGATCGCCGAAGCCAACGGTGAACACCGCGCCAACATCAAGGGCATTCTTGAGGAGCGTGGCTACCACAAGAAGGCCTTCGCCGACTTTCGCGCCATGCACGCGATGTCCGACGAGAAGTTTGCTGATTATTGGCGCACCTTCAAAGCCTGCGTCGACGCCTACGACGTGGAAGCCGAAAGCCGCATCCAAGACCTCCTCGATCGCAAGGGCGAGGACACCAGCGGCATGCAAGCCGACATGGCGGCCGAATAATGATCATCGCGGCGCTGGATTTGGCCACAAAGACCGGCGTCGCGGTTGGCCCCCTCGGGGGCCAGCCGGAGCTGTGGACGCTCGACCTCAAGTCAAAGGGCGAGGCCAAGTTCCACGCAACCCGCCTGATGCAAATCCAAGGTTTGGCCCATCGCCTGATCTCGGAGCAGGGCGCCCAGTTCATCGCCATCGAGAAGCCCTTCGTGGCGACACACAACAACTGGGAGACGACCCTGCTGACGATTGGGCTCACGGCCAACGTGCTCAGCTGGGCGGCGCGCAAGGGCATCCCGGTCGACATCATCCCATCCCAGACCGTCGCCAAGCACTTCACCGGCTCCGGCAAGATGAAGCGCGACGAAAAGAAGGCCGCGATCCTTGCCGAGTGCAAGGCGCGCGGCTGGGAGCCCCACGACGACAATCAGGCCGATGCGGCAGCGCTGTGGGATCTCGCCTGCTGGCGTTTGTTGTCATCTCAAGTTGTGAGTTCAGCGTTGGTTTTAAACGATAAAAAAAGGAGAGGCCGAGGTGCATAGCTTTGACCCCAATATAGCGCAACGCGTCGGGATCAGTGCGGCGGTTATTTACCAAAACATCTTTTGGTGGTGCCAGAAAAACGCCGCGAACGAGCGCAATATCATCGATGGACTGGCGTGGTCGTACAACAGTGTTCGGGCCTTCACGACGTTGTTTCCCTACCTGACCGCAAAGCAGGTTCGCACAGCGCTGACGGTGCTGGAAGACGAAGGTCTCATTTTGGTCGCCAACCACAATGTGGATCCGCGCGACCGGACAAAATGGTATGCTATTTGCGTTCAAAATGCTGTGCCTGATCCGGCAAATGGCTCTGCCCCACAGGGCAAAGCGGTCTGCCCTCGAGGGCAAAGCACATTTGCCCCACAGGGCAAACCATTACCAGTTAGTAAACCAGATATAAACACAGATGGTAAACCTTATGATCACCGCGATGCGGCGATCGCATCGACGCCACAGGAATTTGAACTTGCTCAAGACGAATTGGTCCCAGTCGATGCCAACTCGCCATCCAGAGCCATAAAGCGATCTGCGCAACCAATCGCGGGCGGATTGCACGAATCCTGCGAAAGCCTGAACGACGAGTTCGAACGGGTCTGGGCGCATTTCCCGCGGAAGGTTGGCAAGGGTGCAGCACGCGCAGAATGGGTCAAGGCCCGGCGTAAGGCGAGCTATGCGGCGATCACTGGCCCTCTTGGTTTTTGGATCAAACTTCAGAGCGGCACACCCACCGACAAAATCCCACATTTCCGGACTTGGCTGCATCAGGAGCGCTGGACGGACGACCAGACCCATGCCCTGAACAGGGCTGAGACGACATCCGACCGGCTCGACCGGCTCGGCGAGATTTCCACGGATACCGGGTGCGATCAGATCGCCGGTCCACAGCGCAAACTTCCAGAAATTGAGTTGAGGTTCGACTGATGTACGGATTGACCTACGAGCAGCGCAAACGTGCGGTCTTTGAATTTCTTTACCGCAAAGACGGGGGGCTTCTGCGCCGATACCGCGCCCCGGAGCACCTCTCGGACGACGCGATGCGCGACGAGGTCAATCTGCTGGTCGAGGACATCAACCAGCTGATCCCGAACGAGCAGACCGAAAGCGACCTCCGGCTGCTGTTCCCGGAGATCAACAGCGCGATCCGCCGCCGCCATGGCGCGCAGGGCTGGCCACCGGCGAAGATCTTCATTGCCGCCACCGAGGACGCGGTTGCCGAGGCCGCGAAGAAGAAGGCCGCCAGCGCGCCAGCGGGTGCGTCAAGCTTTGATCCCTACGAGATCACGTCCGCGAAGATGCGCGCCGGGGAGCCGGTATCGGAGGGCTACATTTGGGGCCGCGAGGCGGTTCAGCTTATCGCCCGGGGCCTGATCGACCAGGGCACGATGGAGACCTACCGGACTGGGGCCTTCACCGCGCGCCAAGGGCAATACGGCGAGGACCATGCGGTTCGCTGGGAGGCCGAGGCGAAGGCCCGGCATCAATCTGCGAGGGAGGCTTACCACGCCCGCAAGGACGACGGTCGCCCGCTTGACCCTGAAATTATGCGCCGGTTGCAAGCGGACCTCGACGCAGTCGCCGGGGCAATGGATCGCCGTTCTTACGCGATGCGTCGGTCGGCTTAAACAGGAGAAGCGTCATGACAAGACTGGTCTCAAGCATCTACCACAAAGGCCCCAGCGAGTTTGAGGCCGAACGTCGGCAGCGGCAGGTTCGCGAGCAAAGCGAAAAGGCCTGGCGCGAGCGCGGCATCGCCATGATCCCGGTTGATGATTTGGTCAGTGATTGGGACCGGCAGGCGGTGACCAATATCGCCAACCGGCTCTATGGGAGGCGCTTGGATGCCAAAGATTGACCTGCGCCAGATTGAGCAGCCGACATGGACGCCAGAGCTGGTCCGCGACCGGATGATCGAGGCGGTCCGCTGGGCGCGCTACAACGCCGGCCCGACGGGTCCGGCACCTTTGCGCTCCATGATGCCAAAATTTGAGCCTACGCTGGCGGACCACCTCGCCGAAGGCTGGGGCCTCCCGGAAAAGGCCGAAGGGGTGGACGAAGCCAGCACGGTGCTGCGCATCCCGCTTTCGCCAAAGCGCGTCGATGAGATGATCTGGGTCCTTGATTGGTGCCGCCTTTACCTTGTCCGCGATCGCCCCGGGGACGCCGTGATCCTGAACCTCTGGCTGCGGTGCCGGGTCTACAAGGGCAACTTTGGTGCCACCCTTAAGCGCCGCGGCTTCGCGCTTTCCCGCCAGCATGCTTACCGGATGCGCGACCGGGCCCTGGCACACATATCGCAACGCCTTGATGGGGAGGGCTTCCAGCCATGACGAAGCGCAGGGACAATATGCGCCGCCTTAACAAGGATCCGGTATTTGCCGCAGCTCGGGATGAACGGGCGCGTGCGCGGTTCTCGGCCGACAACAAGCGCTTGCAGCGGCTCGCCAATATCGCAAAACGCGGCTGCGACGTGCCGCCCCGGCTTGAAGCGGAGTGGAAGGCCCTCAAGCAGATGAAGATCACCAACCGGGAGGCGGCAGGGCTGCTTAAAATTGTGTGGCTCGGCGATCCTGAGGACGCGGCCGATGCTCGCTGGGCATCCCGCCGTGCATGCCACGTCGTCGACGAGCTGATTGACCTGATCGAGACCGATCGAAAGGTCGATCCCGACTTTGCCTATGAACTGATAGAAAGGGGCAAGCGCATCAAGCGTATTCTCGAGTGGAACACTGAAACCGACGGGACAAAACGATGAAGCGCGCAGAAATCCTTGCCACCGCCACGGAATACGTCACCCAAGATCGGGCCGCCATGCATGGCGATGCGGAGGACAGCTTTGCAGATCTGGGGCGCGTATGGGGCGCCCGACTGGGTGTGGCGTTGACAGTGTATGGAGAAACATAGCCATTGTGGGCCATGTTGTGAGAAATTCTACCCTCTACTGATCGGTGGGAGATCCATCGCCGCTGATCATTCTATGGTCGATTTCAGGCTCACCCCACTTGTTCGCAACGCCCATCCAGCGTTCGATCTCGGCCTGAAGCTTAGGATCATCGGCGCAGAGATGAAACGTATAAAGGCGGTTGACGATATCGCGCATCAGCGCGCGCATTTCATCCTCATCGATCTGTGAAACTTCCAACCAGGGAATGCGCCGCCCATCGGCGTCCACGACGAAGACATCAGAGTAGTCGCCAGTTCGGGTGACGGGCGACAGGCCGGCATGCAGTGTTTCCAGCTGTGTATTGCGCACACACAGCATTGCCATGATCTTGGCAAGCCTGGCTGCAACGCGTTTTTCGTCCTCCGGGGTCATGCTCTCAGATTAGCGGCTTTGCGGTGCCGATGCCATCAATTTGACTGTGGCTCTGCTCTTGCAGCGACAGACACGCTCTTGGTCGCGCAGCACAGCGTAGTGGTTGAGCATCCGGACAACCATCTCAACCTCCGGCAGCGGTGCGTTCACAGCCGGGACAACCGCAAAGATCGATAAACGGACGAACCGGCCTGCGTTTGTCACATCAGTATTGTCAGGAACCCGATTTTCCCTGTTGGTATCGGAATATGGTTGTTTCACAGGGATATTTGCACAAATCGCAAACAAGCTGATCGTTAGGATCGCGAACGCATCCTTTGACCGACACGGTCAAAATCGGCTACATCTCGTGTGCGGCGGCCAATAGCGCCTGCAGCCAGAAAAAACCCAAACATTGCAGCATCGCAATTCACCCGGCAAAATAGGCTGGGCAAGGGGAGCGGCATCGTGAATGTGATCATCCGCGACCTCGACCAGACCCGTGTGCATTTCGAGGCAGCAGTTCAGCGCGTCGGGGAGCAGGAAGCCAACCGCGCATTCAACCGGGCCCTCAACAGCGAGGGCGACAAGGTGCGCACCGCAGTCCGCCGCGCCCTGCGTCAACAGACAGGTGCCAAGGCCGCACTCATCAACCGCGAGACCCGATCCTTCCGGTCGACCTTTTCCAACCTCGTCTACACGATCGAGGCGCGCGGCGATCACCTCGGGCTCTCCCACTTCGCGCCCCGGCAGTTTCGCTACGGTGTGCGCGCAAAGCCATGGGGCCGCTTCCAACGCTTCGAGGGCGCCTTCCTTATTGGCAGCCTCGGCAACAACGCCTTCGTCCGCGAGACCGCAGCACGCTTTCCGATCAAGAAGATGTTCGGCCCCGCGATCCCGAAGGAGATGGTCCAGCACGAGACCAAGCGAGCCTTTGAAGAGACACAACCCGACGTCCTGACCGAAGCCCTGCGCCAGCTGCAACGGATCATCGAGGGCCGCTGACAAACCACCCAGAGGCCCACGCCCACAGCGCCACGGAGCAAGCCGTACAGAGCGGACAGCGCGCGCACTACCACGACCTTATCGCAGAGCCAAGAGCGGGCCACAGCAGGCCTCTGCGCGCCTCGCAGACCCCACCCCTTGGGTCCCCTCCCGGAGAGGTCGGAGATGCGGGGCCGCCGCCGCGCGGTATTTGCGTGTTTTTATTTCTTTCAAATATCCGATGGAGTTTGTTTTGCCCCCCAGTTCAGATGCCCCTTCCGGTCGGCTTGATGCCGCCCGCTGGCCTGCTTCGAAGATTGAGATGTGGCCGGTTGCAGACCTCTCTCCCTACGTCAAAAACGCCCGCACGCATCCGCAAGAGCAGGTTGATCAGATAGCGGCGTCGATGGAGCGGTTCGGCTTTACGATCCCGATGCTTGTCGCTGAGAACGGCACGATCATCGCTGGCCACGGACGGCTGATGGCTGCGGCGCAGCTTGGCATGGCCGAGGTCCCGGTGATGGTGGCGCGGGGCTGGTCTGATGAGGACCGGCGGCTTTACACGCTGGCTGACAACCGGCTGGCGGAGACGTCGGAGTGGGACCCGGAGACGCTGCAGGTCGAGTGGGATGAGTTGAACGCGCTCGGGCTTGGCGATGATCTGTCGATGATCGGGTTCTCCGATGAGGACCTAAAGGACATTCTGCCCGCCGCGCTGTTTGAGGTGACGGGTGGCCTGACCGATCCGGATGATGTGCCGGAGGTTCCCGAAGCGCCAGTGACGCGTCCGGGGGACTTCTGGTTGCTGGGCAAGCACCGTTTGCTCTGCGGCGATAGCACTGTGGCCACCGATGTGGAAAAGGTGCTGGGCGATGTGAAAGCCGACCTGTGTTTCTGTGATCCGCCCTACAATGTGGACTATGCTGGCGGCAGTGGCGCGGAAAAGGCAGGCAAGGCCCGGCGGATCAAGAACGATGCCTTGGGCGATGCTTTTGGTCAGTTTCTCTACGACGCCTGCGTGCTGATCAACGCGCACACAGACGGCGCGGTTTACATCTGCATGTCGTCGAGCGAGTTGCAGACGCTGCAATCGGCGTTCAAATCCGCAGGCGGCCACTGGTCCACCTTCATCATCTGGGCCAAAGACCGGTTCACGCTGGGGCGGGCGGACTACCAGCGCCAATACGAGCCGATCCTTTATGGCTGGCCGGAAGGGGTGAAGCGGCACTGGTGCGGCGATCGCAACCAGGGCGATGTGTGGGAGATTGCCCGGCCGCACAAGAATGATCTGCACCCGACGATGAAGCCCGTGGCGCTGGTGGAGCGGGCGATCCGCAATTCCAGCCGCAAGGGTGATCTGGTGTTCGACCCCTTTGGCGGCAGCGGCACGACGCTGATCGCGGCGGAAAAGACCGGTCGCCATGCCTCGCTGATCGAGCTCGATCCGAAATACGTCGATGTAATAGTGCGCCGTTGGCAGGACTTCACCGGCGAGGACGCTGTTCTTTCGGGCTCGGACGACACGTTCAACACGATTAAGACCAAAGACGACTGAGGCATGAATGACCTGGCTTTACATCCCTCCGGACGCGCTTCCGGACCCGCAGACGCATGCCTCTTCGGCCTCTCGCTGTGCTCCGGTGCAGGCGGGCTCGACCTCGGGCTCACCATCGCCATCCCTGGATATCGAACTTTGGGCTATGTCGAACGGGAGACCTACGCCGCAGCCACTCTCGTGGCGCGGATGGAAGACGCGGCCTTGGATCAAGCGGTTGTATGGGACGACGTTGCCAGTTTCGACGGCCGCCCATGGCGCGGCGCGGTGGACATCGTCAGCGCGGGCTACCCATGCCAGCCTTTTTCCGTCGCGGGCAAACGGCTCGGCACCGAGGATCCGCGCCATCTTTGGCCCCATGTCGCCCGGATCATCGGCGAGGTCGAACCGCCCTTCGTCTTTCTCGAGAATGTCGCCCATCATCTCCGCCTCGGCTTCCCCGAAGTCGCCGCAGGACTGGTCGGCATGGGCTACAAGCTTGCGGCAGGCCTCTTTACGGCGGCGGAAGTCGGTGCGCCGCACAAACGCGAGCGGCTGTTCATTCTCGCGATCCGCGAAGGCGACGAGTGGGCCGACCCCGCGCGCCTGCTCTGGGACCCGGTCGAGTGGCGGCAACCGGACGGAGATGATGCGGCTGTGGCCGACGCCCCGCGCGAGCGCCAACGAGAACCGGCAGACCAAGCCGACGCCGTCGCAGGAAGCGGGCAAACACGGGATGAATTTGGCAACGAGCGCCGCGCTTTGGCCCACGCCGCAGACCGACAGTTTCCGGAGCCGGGGCGGCGACCGGAAGCACGAGAAGGGTCTGGACGGCATGGCGCGGGAATGGCCGACACCGATGGCCAACGACGGATGCAAGCCGAGCGCAGGCAACCGCAGATCGGCCGATCTGACCCATGCCAGCCGCATGTGGATGACGCCGACGGCGCGCGATCACAAGGATGGGGCGACGACATTGGCGAACACGCCGGTGAACGGCCTGCTTGGCCGCCAGGTCCTGGTGATGAAGGTGGCTGGGAGCGATACCTCCGATGTGCGCCGGACCTTGAACCCAGCATTCGTCGAGGCTCTGATGGGCTGGCCCACAGGGTGGACAGGCTTCGCCTCTGTGGCAACGGCGTGGTCCCCTTGGTTGCAGCGCATGCGCTGCGAACTCTCGCTGCTGAACTGCTGGCCGATGGATGAGGAGGTTGGCTGAAACTCCTGTCTGCAACGGGCGCTCGATGGATCAAGGTTGCCAATCGCTCCGACGGCCATGCCGGACATGGAGCACCTGCACGACCCCGTCGATTACGGAATAGTAAATTCGCCAACGGGTCGCCCGCCCATAGAGCGCACGACGGACAGCCAAGTCGAAATCCTGCGATTCAGGTGCCCTCGGATGCGCTTCCGGCATGGCCCCAAGCGCGAGGATCATATTCCGGATGCCCGCAAGCCATTCGTCCGCAGCCCTCGGGTTGCGGTCGCGCAGCCAGACCCATGATGCTGTCAGATCATCCGCCGCATTCGGTGTGATGATCACCGGCAGAGGTGCGGTCATTTCGTCAGTTTGAGTTCATCAAAGAAACGGCCAGCCTCTGTGCCTTCACCGGCCAGTGCCTGCGTCAGACCCTTGCGGATGCCTGCGACGGTCTCGGCATAGTCAAGCTGGTCCTGCATGTCCTGCCAAGCGCCAGCGTCTATCACGACGACCGAGGGCTTGCCATTGACGGTCAGGATCTGCGGCCGTCCGCTTTCCTTGATGCGCGCGATCATGCGCGCCGAATCCCGCTTGAACTCGGTCAGCGGGCTGATGTCTTTGGTGATGTTCATGGCTGGGTTCCCGACGCGCATCTAATTCGGTGCGAATATAGCGTTAATTTAGATGCACGTCGAGATGCTTCGCGATCAATCTCGGATGGCGTAGACGCGGCCTCTGCCCTCGACCTTCTCGGAGGTAATCGTCAGGCCAAGCTTTTTCTTGAGGGCGCCGGACATCGCACCCCGTATTGTGTGACCCAGCCACTGGGTTTCTTTTGCGATCTCATCAATCGTCGCGCCGTCAGGCGCGCTGAGCATGCTGATGAGCGTCGCCTGTTTTGTACCATCGCGCGGCGTGCGCGTCTTGGGCGCTGCCTTATCAATTGGTTCGGCCGCCGTGTCCTCGAGCTCAATGCCAATGGAGGCAAGCCCTGCATTCGTGGCGATCAGCGTGACGCCGTGGCCATCGCCAGTCTCGCGCCAAATGGGCTCGCCCTTGCGCGTGTCGGCGTCGGCCTCTTCGATAAGCCCTTTGGCGATCATAGTGCTGACCACCTTGGCGGCAGCACCGCCGCGCAGGCTCTCGGGCAGCGGCAGGGCGATGTGATCAGGCCGTTGTGCTGCGGCGCTGAGGATCAGGGCTTGGGTGTCGGAAAGCGTGGTCATCGGAAGTTTGCCTTTCTCCTGTGACAGGAACGGCGCGGTGTTCAAGATCGGCCGGGGGTCCGCTCCAACGATTTCGCAGGCCATCGCAAGCGAAGGGCAGATGCGAGGATCGCCTGAGCGGGTGGTGCCGTGGACGTGGAATTCCCAGACTGGCCCGTGGCCATAGTCTTCGCAGGAAGCCCAGATTTGGGTCCGGGATCCGTTGGCATCAAAGATCAGGAACATGCGCGTCGTTTCCGTCATCGGGGCAACGCAGGATGCGCGCCCTTCTACGACGCCAAGCCCGCCAGTTGGCGGGCTGCGTTCGGGAGGCTTTTGTTCACTCCGCGTGCGCGCCTTCGCAGAAGGCGCTGTCGGTGATGCGCTTCAGCAGACTGGCGTAATGCTCGAGGGTGCCGACATCGCCCCAGTTGATCTCGTCGGGATGGCTGTTGAAGTGGTCTGCGCTGAGTGTTTGCAGGCGGGCGAGCATCTGGTCGATCTCGGCTTTCTTGCCGAGGAAGGCGTTCAAGGCGGCTTCGCGGTTACGTCGCGCCTTCTCGGCGCGCAGCTGGTGGCGGGGTGTGGTGATCGGGTTCAGGCGTGTCATGGTAGTCGCTCCGTGGTGAGTTGCGTTGTTTTCCTGCCACCACATTCGCTCTTTGGGGCTGATTAACGTAGCAAAATCAGAGCCATACTATTGCTTTCTGATCATTCGGCGTGGCCCGTCGCGTCCACCCATGCGCCATCCTGCCAGACATAAAGATGGCACAACTCACAAGTCGGGCGCGGCAGGACGCGTGGCGCGCGCGGCGGGTCAAAGCAGTCCAGCGCATCGGCCCGAACCTGTCGGATTTCCCGGCCGGCGAGAATGTCCTCCGGCGTCCAGCGCGCCAGCGCGGGCAGCATGTGGGCGGGATAACCGTCGTAATGTATGTAGACGTGGGCCCATTCCTTGGGTCCGGTCTGGATGGCGATCTGTGCACGTGTGCTCATAATGCTCTCCCTCAAATCAGCTGCAAATCAGCCAGCGTGGCACAGGCCGCCGCCAGCTGGCTGGTGGGCAGTTCGATCTTCAGATGCGAGATCACGTCCGAGGCTGCGGCGGCAATGCCGTCTTCGCGCAACGCGGCCTCAATGGCGGCGGCCACGGCGTCAGGGCGGGAGCGGTCGAACTGGTCGGGCAAAGCGGCGTGGTCGATGCGGATGGTGGTGATAGCGGTCATGGTGTGGCCTTTCAGGTTTGTTGTTCAATCAGGGCGAGGATCGCGCAGGCCATTCCGCCAAGGTATTCGCTGCGGCGAAACACGATGTCGTCAATGTGGCTGGCGTCATCGATACTCGGATCGACTGCCAAGCTTTCCGCGTGGTGCGGCAGGAGGCGCGCGGCCTCGGCGTTGTAGCGTTCTGCGATTGTCATGGTCTTTTCTCCGGGGCTGGTGCGTCGCGGGGTGCGGCGCTTTCTCTAATCATGTTCGCTCTACCGCAGGCAATTATCAACTGAAATAGAAGCAAAAACAGAGACTTAATCGCATGGCAGACGAGGGAGAAAAGCCGAGGGGCAACATTGTCTCGGTCACTCAGGCCGCTGCTCTTTGCGGCCGCAGCACGCAGTGGGTCCATCAGCTGGCAAAGGGTGGCTACATCACCAAAGAGGGGCACGGCAGCTACACGCTGGTGTCGCTCGTGCGGGGCGTGATCGCCTATTACGAGGACCTTCAGTCCAAGAACAGCAAGACGGCCTCCGCCAGCCGCGCGACGGACGCGCGGACGCGCGAGATTGAGCTGCGGATCAAGGAGCGCAGCCGGGAGCTGATCCCGATCGAAGATGCGCGGGCAGAAATCGCTGACTGGACTTCTGCTTTCCGGGCTGAGCTTCAAGGTCTTGCCGCTCGGTTCACGCGCGACATGCAGGTGCGCCGCAGGCTTGAGCAGGAAATAGATGGCGCACTCGAACGACTTTCTCGGCGGACCAGCGAAGCAGAGCAGGCTCTCGCGTTTGGTGAAGGAGCTGTTGCGGCCGAGCCAGAAGCGTGATCCGGCGGACTGGGCCGCCGACAACCGCGTCTATCCGGAGACGGCTGGTATCCCAGGCCCGCGTGACCCATGGCTGACGCCTTACATGATCCCGTGGTCCTCGGCGGTTCATCGGGGTGGTTATCGCCGCATCGTGGCTGTGACCTCGGCGCAGTCGGGCAAGACCGACAGCATGCTCGACATCATCGGGGCCCGGCTTGACCAGCGTCCAGCGCCGATCATCTACGTCGGCCCGACCAAAGAGTTTCTGACCGATCAGTTCGAGCCGCGGCTGATGGGTCTGCTTGATGAGGCCGAGAGCCTGAAGAACAAGGTCGTGCGCGGGCGGCGCATGAAAAAGACCCTTAAGCATGTGGCTGGCGTTCGCGTTCGCCTTGCGCATGCAGGTTCATCCTCGGCCCTGAAATCGGACCCGGCAGCACTCGCGCTGATCGACGAGTTTGACGAGATGATGGCGAATGTCAGGGGCCAAGGCGATGTGCTTGGGCTCGTGGAGGCCCGTGGCGAGACCTACGCCGACTTCGTGACCGCGATCACCAGCACACCAGCGAGGGGTCTTGTGGAAATCGAGTTGAACGATGATAGCGGGCTTGAGTTCTGGTCGCGATCCGAACCGGCTGATTTGGAAAGCCCGATCTGGAAACTGTTTCAGGAGGGCACGCGGCATCACTGGGCGTGGCCGTGCAAGCACTGCTCGGAATACTTCATCCCGCGCTTCAAGCAGCTGCACTGGCCGGACCGCGCGACCCCGGCGCAGGCCAAGCGGGCAGCCTATTTGTCCTGCCCACGCTGCGGCGGGATCCACACTGAAGAGGACAAGGCATGGATGAATGCTCGGGGTGCAATGGTGGCACCTGGGCAGAGTGTTGAGCTGCGCAACGACGCCCCGCACGTAACAGGTGCGCCAGAGGACAACTCGACCTTGTCGATGTGGACCTCGGGCCTGTGCTCGCCCTTCGTGTCATGGGGTGTAGAGCGTCAACCACTTTGTCCGCGCGCGACAACCATCTTGGCCGGTTTTCAGGCCGCTGAGGTTGGCGTTTTGTTCGGTTTTTCGGGTTAG